GTAATTATCTTTTAAGTATCCAGCATAGGGTGAAAAATTCAAGTAATCAGTTCTATCTACATATGCAGTAGTTGATACAGTGTCGGTAATTCCGTATCCAGCAAGAGTAGTTGGCTTATCTACTAAATTAGCAAAACTTACAAATTTCCAACTTGCGTCTGCTCCATCTGTGTGTAATACTTTATTAATATTTCCAGCTTGTGTTGGTAAAAGATTATTTAGTGCAGTCTTTTTGTCATTTGCATTGGTACCTCCATTTTGAATTGGCAATATACCATTTAACGAAACAGTTACTGCTCCAGCAGAACCTGATACAGAAATATTGGTTCCGCCAGTTAAAGATGTAACACCAGTATTATTAATTGTTTTACCGTCAATTGAAATTCCAGCGCCGGCTGAAAACATATTCGGTCCACCGAATTGTGTGAATACTATATTTGAAGTTCCAACAGTTATAACTCCACTGGTATTCATTACCCACTGAGTGGATTCTAATTCCCCCTCACCAATAAAGAATGCATCACCAGCTTTGATATTGATGGAATCGTTATAATCGTCTGTTCTGGTCAGCACATAGGGACTAGTAGTAGTTGTTACTTCATACATGCCGTTTTGCTTGGCATCAGTTTGATTTTTAACTAATACACGATCACCAAAACGAAGTGTGACACCACTAATTACTGGCAGACTTGTTGTTCCTGTTAGAGTAGCTCCAACTCCATTTGTGCCGTTTGAATATGTTGCAGTCAATGGTCCGGTTGTTCCTGCTCTAGCAGATACTCCAATTGATAGTCCATTTGCCAAATTATCTACATATTGCTTTGTTGCGGCATGCAGTCCTTGAGTTGGATCAGCATTTAATTTTAGATAGCCAGTCATTGTATCACCGGCAATATTAACTGCACCCAGATTTGTTCTTGCAGTCGCTTCTGTAGTAGCTCCAGTTCCACCATTTTTTATTGAAAGTGGATACTCAGATACTATATTACTTAAAACTCCAAATTCATCAATACTTAATCCTGTTCCTATTTTTACAGAGCCAAGAGCACTTGTACTAGCTATTGGAACTAATCCAGGAGATATTGAATTTGCTGTTACTATTTCTGTATTTCCAGAATCGGCATTTCCAATAAATAATCTTTTCTGATCCGTTGCCCATCCTAATTCACCCGAATCAAGCTGGGGAAGCTCAGAATAGTTACCGGTTTTATTAATTATCTTGCTTATTTGAAGTATTGTCATAGTAATACTATTTATGCAAGTAGATTATTAATAATCCGATACTATTAGGACATATCAAGTAATGTTAGACAAGTAATACTGTTCTACTCTTTTCCACCACATATCAGTGTATCGTGTAAACTCAGAACCCTCTAGTATAAATTCCTGATATTCTGGGTCGCGTGTCATTACTCCGCGGTCGTTGACATCTGGACGAACACACATCATAATCACGCCGCGATTTATAGCAGTATCATAGACTTCATTGTGTGCTTGAGCATATGCACACAATTGCATAAAATAATCATCTATCCATTCACGCTTTTTTGGCTTGTTGGTTTGCTTAAAGTCAATGATACTTTGTTGAGAAGCATGAACACCAACGCAATCAGTTGTGCCAGCATATACTTTTGGAAAATATAGCGAAACTTCTATGCCCCAGAATTCATCACAATTGCTTAAGCCACTGCTGATGACTGTTTCAGCCATGTGCCAACTGGGATGATGAAATGGATTTTGAGGTTTATCTGCTAATTTACCGTCACGAATATAATGCTCTAAAAATGTGTGCATTTTGGTTCCGCGATTTGCAGCCTCAGTGGTTATTTGCTGAGCCCGTTCAGTTCCAACTCGTTTCTTCCATTCGGTTAATTGCTTAATACGCTCCGCTGGTTTTGTAGCATCAAGTATAGTAGTTACACTTGGAAGATGTGTGTCGTCGGGAGTAACATATCGTCGTTTACCGTCTATTTCTTTACGGGTAAGAGTTTTGTAGTTAAATTTTGGATTGTACATAGTAAAACAGCATAACATAATGTTATGCTGTTGTCAATTCTATTTTTTTAGAATTATCGTTTTTTAGTTGCTCGCTTGGCCATTTTTTCTAGAGTATTGGCTTGATGTTCTGCTTCGCTTTCTTTATCAGAAAAATTGTCAACCGAAAGATCACTGTCATTCTCATCTTTAAATATCAATTCACCATCTTTTATACTGACCACTTTACTCAAAGGAGGATTTTCAATCATTTTAGCAAACAACTCTTCATCAACATCCATTCCTCGTTTATGAAGAGCATCTAACACTGTTTTAACACTATAATGATTGTTGTACCCCGTGTCCTTAATACGATTCAACATCATCCCAATAACACCGAATAATATAGTCTCGTGACTGACATCAGAGTCAAACTCATATAGTTTCATGTTATCTACGCTCGCGTCCTAGATTACTTGATATTTCTTCTGGTTCCTCTGGCTCTTCTGGAAGCTCTGGCAACTCAGGTAATTCTTCATCAGATGTTTCTTCATCTGGCATTTCACCTGACATTTCATCTGACATATCTGATGGCTGATTAGCATCTGGCATCATGCCGCCCTCTCCAGTAATACTACCAAGAGATCCTTCTAATGAGTCCTTTGCTGTTTTAAGAGCCTGTTGCAGTGCAGTTAACGCTTCGCTAGCAGAGCTATTGAACTGAGAAACATCTGTTTCTTCAAATTCACTGCAACTCTTCATGCCACCAACAACAGCATTTAGTTCTTCAACATTCATTTTGCTAACTTGCTCAAGCATTTTTTGAACACTGTCAATCATGTCTTGTGCAGCTAATACAACTTGAGATTTTTGAACCTCTTCGTTTTCTACAACAATTCGTGTCTGAGCGCGCAAATCACGCAAGTGCCCAGATAGAGCCTGCTCTATCATTAGTAATTTTAAGTAAGCAGGATCGCGATGACTTGAGTGTACGCGACTACTAATTTTGGACTCTTTGATTAGCGTTCTAACTTTTGTTAACATTCCATGTGTTCTTCGTAAATCTAGTTTACTTAGTTTCATGTCATAGTTAAAACTTTCACGCAATACTTTGATAGCCAACTTGCTCTTTTTGCTTTCCTGAAGGTCTGTTAAGTTCATTTTGAAATCCTCGTTCTTGGCATATTTTAGCCACTGTGATGTATTTATTCAATTCATGCTGAAATTTATTTTGCCTAATCAAATCTTGCTCATACTTGACGGAATACAGCAAATAATCTGATTTAAGATTTTTTTTAAGTCGTTGATGAATTGCTTTGTCAACATTAATACTTTCCAATAACAAATCTAATTCTAACACTCTATTTGCTTCGTAGAACTTATCGTGCTTGTCAAGTATCGCCCATACAGTGGCATTTTTTATTTTGTTAAAGGTAAACTCACGCTCATCGCGATGTCTGTACACAACAAAAACTCCTTTAGTTTTGAATATCTTGTATTTCTCAAAAAGCACATAAGAATCGTCATCGTTATATATCAAGCAATTTAACAGTGTAGGTGTCACTAATTTACTAATTTTGTCAATGTGTTCAAGTTTATTCATCGCGTTCTACTTCAAAGTGAATGTTTTTTAGGTTCAATGATATATTTATCTGCGACTGTTGATCAACAGTTTCGTCCAATCTTAACAGCATTGGAACTCCATCACAATCCGAGAATAAATTTCCAAGTTCATTGTTACCGTCATTAAACACCCCACTGTGATGAATGGTAAATGAGAATGACCAAATATAAACTTCGTTGTCTTGTTTTGTATATTGACTACCCCATCTAGTGTCATTTCTAATAGAAACTAAAGTTTTTTTGGGTTCAGTGATATTTTCTGGCTGGCTTCGCATGCTTATTATTTGAAGCACTGTTTCAAAATTAGTTTGCTGATTTCTCTGCTTTACATAAAGAGTAGAATCTTGCACATTGTACGAAGTTCTTCTATTGCTTATATTTGTCTTAGTAATATCAAAAAGTGTGTAACATTTAATTTTCATAATATAGTATTTACGGACAAATAAAAAACCCAGGAAATTCCTGGGCTTTTTAATCATTTAAATTAAATGATTAGGCTAGAGTGCCGGCGTTGACGAAAGCGCCACTTAGATCGTAGCCATTAACTGTACCTAGAGCACGAACTGCTATCTGTAATGCGGCCGCTGCGTCTCCACCTGTTGGGTACATAGCAACACGATATGCGCCGTCGTTGTTGAACTGATACATGTGAACTGTACTCATTTGAGCAAATACACGCAATACAGCTTCAACTGCGCCGCCTGTACCAAATTGACTACTAACGCCTGATGCACCTAGGTCACCAGTGTAGAACTCTAACTTTGGACCGGCTGGTTGAATTGGAACTCCGGCTGAACCAGATGTTGTTCCGTTAACATATTGTGCTACATCATATACGGCTACGCCACTTGCGTCACCATTTGATCTTGAAAATCCTGCCATGATAAATCTCCTTAATAGTGTGAGGTCATGTACCTCTACATTTATTTATCAGTTTTATAAAAAAATATAGTCAGAGATTATATTGTAAGATTGTCGTATGCTGCGTGATATTGTATGTTTAACTTCTTTATAGAGTCAGCATGTTTCATTTCAGCACTTGCAATGCCGCTAGTCATATCAACCCAAGATTTTCTTGTAAAGTCAAACTCAAATTTTCTAGTTCCACCAATTTGCAGAGTAGGATTATCAGTTATTGGATTACCTTTCATTGGTCCACTAGGAATTGTTCCACCGTGACTTGAATTAATAGTATCTCTATATTTTTCCCATGCTGCTTGATCTGGAGGAGCATCATCGTCCAGTGAAGTAGCTCCGTCATCTGCATCTTGCTGTGTCTTAGCTGCACTCATAACAATAGTCCAATGTCTATCAGCCAATGGCTTTGCTAGTCTGTTAAAATAACCAGGAATATTTACTTTTTTTGCTAACGCCGTTCTATATTCATTTGCAAATTTTGTAATATCAGCATCCAAATCAGTAATTTGATCTGGAGTCATAGATACTTTTTCTTTTTGGATCTGACTAACCATGTAATCTTTGACTACTTGCTCAATAGTTTTTGCAGTAGCTTCGGTTAGTATGATTGACTCTAGCAAATTATTAAATTTCTGATAGTCGCTCATACTTTCTGTTAGACCGCTAGCAGATTTTCTCTCTGCATCCAATACTTGCTTAAGTCCAATTAAAAACCCTTGAAGAAATTTTTGATATGCAAGCTGCTGATCTGCTTTGGCATATGCTAATGCTTGATTGGTTGATCCAAGAAAACCACTACGAGCAGGTGCTGACTTGATTGCATTCCAAATATTACCTAACATGCCCTCATCAACAAATTCATTGCTTTTCATTTGAGTCCTCAGAACGCTTTAAGCTACGAACAAATTTTCCTTGATCGCGATTTTTAATAGCAATCAATAATTTTTTTTCTAGTATGGCAGCCTGTTCGGAATCATAATTACGCTCAATTACTTCCAATAAATGAATTGCACTTGAAATAATATTAACAGCACGATTTTCAATGATATGTTTAGTATCATGGTTTCTACCAATGCTCTCAAGCTCTTCTAACAGACTTTTTGTATTGCGCTTCATAATTATATTTATCTCAGTGACACAATTAAGTATTCTGCTTTAAGTTATTAAGCATTGCTTTTAATTTTGCACTTTGAGTATCGGCAACAACTGGTTTTGCAGATGATAAAATCTCTCCAGTATTAGAGTCAATCTTTGGAGAAACAGCCGTTCCTACACTGCTGCTGGTTTTAATTTTATTCAACAGAGAACTTGCACTGTTACTGCTGGCAGTGTAACCAGTACTATCACCGTCATCAAAGATTTTTAGAGTGTCAACATTAAAAGACAAATCAATCTTTTGACCTACACCACTTGATGAACGAGTCTTCATCAATTGAATTTGATATTGTCCCTTTTCTCTCATATGACGACTGGTAAAAATGCCGAACACATTATCAGCCGTGTTAATTTTTGAGATACCGCCGCTGATATGACTGTGATCAAATTCAATTTCTTCAACAGCCGAACGATTAAGCTGACTAGCCGTTACCAACAACACATTCAATTCTTTTGCCAAGTTACGAATTTCCTCACTGACATATTTGTCTTTAATAAACAGATCACTGGGGCTAACTTTTGTACTTACTGGCATTAACAAATCCAAATAATCAATACACACAAAATCTATTGTAACTCCAGTTTCAATACTTAGAGTTTTAATGTAGGCGCGAATGTCATTAACATTGCTTTGTGCCGGCATGTATTTAATCCAAAATCTACCTGCTTTTTTGGCAGTCATCTTAACTTTTAATTCAACATCGTCCAAATTCTTAAAAACATCTTTGGTTGATGTATCAGTCATCATACTATCAATACGCCATGCACATAGTTCCTCACTCAGTTCTAGTGTAACGTATACACCATTTAGACCAGCAAGTGCCCAATTTACACTGAGATTTTGCATGAACAATGATTTGCCGCTACCAGAACCACCAGCAAATATTTGCAACTCACCACGATTGAAACCTCCGTATAATTTGTTGTCTAGGCAGGGCCATCCAGTGCTTATTTGCCCGTTGTTATTTTTAATCTTATTCAATCTAGCTCGTGGGTCAGCAAAGTAATCAGTGCCCATGTCTTTTGTAAGAGAAATTTGCACTGCATCTTTGATTAGCTTTTCTACCGGGTCATAGTTACCCTTCTCAAGCAAATCAGCACTCTTAAAGATTGCTCGTTCTAATTCTTTCTTGCGAGTAAACTTTTCAAATTCATCTAGAAACCAATCAATATCACTTTTGCGTAAGTCATCAATGCACTTCAGACTGAGACCCGTAGTTGCATGAATTTGATCGCTGTCAGGAACACTAGTATACTTTTCAGCAAACTCTTTAATAAACTTTACTGTTGGTCTGAGACTTTTGTCAAAATTGTCACTGTTCAAAATATTAGTAATTCGTGTATACAACTGCGAGTCGCTAATCATCATTCGCAAGAACAATTCTTGTAGCTCTACTCCATACTCTTGACTCATTTTAATCTCTTTCTTGCCAACTCTACTTTTATTTTACTACTGGTAGCATGTTGAAATATGCTCATTAGAGTTATTATTTTACCATATTTTCTAACAGCATCATTTACATCTTTTACATCACTGTCCCACTGTGGAATACTGACTTTGTATCCAAGTTCCAAAGCACGGTCGCAAACTTGTAATCCACTACTGTCTTGATCGGGCACAACTATTATAGTTCTATGTAATCTATTAATTAATAGTGCTTGTTCATCACTGATATTACTACCCATATACGCACACCCTCCTATACTAAGAGCATCAAGCTGACCTTCTACAAAAATACAACTGGTCCAATTGCTTTTTTGTGCGTCTATATTAAATACATATCCAGGTGCCTGATCAGAAATATACTTAGGCTTTTTGCCATCTATAAATCTACAGGTATGTCCAACTATTTCATTGTTATAGAAATACGGAATAATAATTCCAGGTCTAGTGGCGTGTTCATCTACATGATACGGATAAGCAGTTGGATCTAGCCCGCGATTAATCAAATAATCAATATAGGGTTTGTGACTATACTCGCGACTGTCTATTCTGACACTAGTGTCATTTAAACTTTTTCTTGGAAAATTAGCAACTAGTGCCTTGATAGTCTTTTGTCTTATCTCCAACACATCACGCTTACTAAAGCTCTCAAAGCTTATTTTATTGATGTGATCTTCGTCCAATCCACACCAACTTAACAATAGTCGTGTGTGTTTTGTTAATTGTTTTCCGAGTTGAAACCCAGCTTTGAAATGACAATTAAAGCAATTGTAGCTCCAATTTTGTTCATCATCAAAAATAATTCCGCCGCGACCGCGACGATCAGCGTTATGACCGCGATTTGTGCAGCACGGAGCATTGAAGCTATACCACCCACTGGGAGTATGCTTCTTTTTACCCGGAATAATAGACAATATATCTAACATAATATGTCAGTATACACTGTTACAGTGTTAACAACAATAGTTATGGTTATCTTACCAATAATTTAGTAATATCACCAAGTAGCACAGAACTTCCAATTGTCTGTGGCGTGCCAGTATTAACTATCTTCATTCTAATAAATGGATGGAAGCCCTCTACATTGTAGTGTAGTGTTTCGCTACTGTCATCAAAATTGTAAGTATTAGTAATATTGTATGGATAAGAAAAGCTTGATAGTGTGCTGCCCTGAAAACAAATGCTACCAGTAAATCTTTCAAGTTTCAACTGAAATGTGTAGAAATTCTGCTGTTTTGTATAGAATGAACTACTGTAGTAAGACACTGCATTTCCAATTGTTGATTTTGCATGTGCTGGTATTGTCAACTCATAAGATGGGACAAAAGTAGGTAATACACTGTTAACTATTCTAATAACTCCACGAGCACCACACTCTGCATCAACAAACACTGGATAATCAAACTCATCTGCTGGAATTTCAATACTGTAATAGCATAGTTGACTATCAATATTGTCCAATTCTTCTGAGCTAACCCGTAACCCTGCGATTCCAGTTAGCGGATATATATCCACTAGTGTTTTTTGTAGTAGTATTTTTTTACCATCTGAGTTGATCAGTCTAGCTGTGATTTCTTTATTAGAAATATTCACTGGTTTTTGCTCTTGGTTTATGAATTGAAACTCAATGAGATTGTCTACACCACGATTTAGTATTAGGTCTTTTGCATACACTTTGTTATACCTTATCTTTCCTGATGAGGCCGCTTCCAATAAAACCACATAGCTTCTTTGATTGTATAAATAAACTTGAGTCTGAGCTGCCACTTTTTTGTCCTCTTACCTATTTATGACCAATGATTTTTTTCAAAAATTGAGCGAGTCGCATCCGTTTATAACGGTGTGTAGTTATGCTGGACAAGAATATGTCGGTGTAATTCAAAATCGCGACGATTTTATAACTACTTTTTACAACTACGGTAGCATAATTGACCCAGAACTTAAACAATTATTTTTGACGCTTGGCGATCAATGGTGGTGGGAAAGTAATAGACTTATACCAATCAATATTTTCTTACGAGATGACTGGTCAATATTCAAACAATATTTGTTGACATTTAATAACAAGGGATTGGTTATTCTTCATGGACCAGCAACATGCATGAGTGATCTGGCACGAAAAAGAGTAAAAAGACGAAGCATTACATTAGTAAAACGAATGCACTGATAATCATTGTGACAACTGTCCTAAGTCATAGGATCCAGTTTTTCTATAACATTCATCTAATAAATTTAGATGAACTACTACTAAGTGTGCGTATGCCACACTGTGGCTACGCTTGAACACATACCCGTCAGTTTCCTTAGTCCAAACTGATTCTGATACTTCTTTCCACGACATGCCTATTAAGTGTTTTTTACCTGGTCTAATTATACTAAGAAACATGGCCATGCGAGATATACTATCAATCGGCTCAGGCATAGATAGCATAGTATCATAATGATTTGCTATATGAATGATCTTACTAAAATACTCGCGATCCATTAATCGTGACCAGTCTGGTTCTTGCATTAATTTTTTAAGATGTTGTTCATCAGTTACATATTTGTATACCCAAACATTTAACAAGTCCAATTTAATATAACCACGATTTTCTGCACGAGTGTAGTCCAATGCTGACACTTGATGTATTGGATCATATGGAATATCGGTAGGATAAACCCCAGTGTTGTGCTTTCTAACATCAGCATCCTTTCTAATAGACGCAGATGTTACATCTATTACTGAAAGTAATAGATTTCTATCAGCAACATCTAAATCAATATCACTACTAAATCTCATGTTAGAGCCAGTTTAATCACATTTTTAATATCTTCAACTAATTGCGTGTCTCGCTTGAGCTTGATATTCCATCGTTCAGTGTCAATATATTCCCAAATAACATTACGCTGATCTGTGTTTAACTCTGATAAAAATTCATTTCCAGATTGACTCAAATATAACATCCATGGGCTAATATGTCCAGTGCTAATCAGATGACACAGTTTGTTCTTGTTGTAGTACTTGAATACATCCTTTAGTTGAATTTGTTCCTGAATTGATATATCCAACATTGTTTTAACACTGCGTTTTACCGCATCATATGCATCTTCTGTCTTAAGATAGTCAACCAAGTAGCGAGTGTACACGCGGTCGCTATTCCAGTTGTCAATTGATACATTATTATTAATCAAATATCTTACATATTCAGCCACATTCACGGCTCTGATATCAACACAGTAATTGCCAAACTTAACAAATGCTGTGTAGTATGCATTAGAAATAAACGCTTTGTAGTCTTTTTTCTTTTTGCTTGGTTGTACTTTATTATAGAAAGTTAACCATGCATCATACGCTATTCTGTTTCCAGGCTTGTCTTTATCCTGCCAACGCAATTTTTGCTCACACAAATGCTTGAACAGTGTTGACTCGCGAACAAAAGTTCTAGCACAGTGTTCACAAGTATTCAACTCAGTGTTATTAACTTCCAGTGTCTTGCTCATAATCTTTAATGTCATGTTTGCTTACGAAGTTAGACAACACTTCAATGTCATCTAGCTTTAGTTCAGTATACAAGCTGGCTAATTTTTGCTTGTGATTTAGCTTTTCAGACAGTACTGTGGAAATCTCATCAATATCAGCAGCACTGCTGTTCTTGTATATTTTTCCAAAATATTCCGTCAGTTCTTTCTTTTTTACACTATCTTTCAATAGACTTATTCTAGGACTTAAGTGTGGAATCCACTGATGAAATTGTTTTCCAATTCCAGGACTTGCTGCACACAACATCAACCATTGAAGTTCCGGATGATTCTGAACATGTTCATTAAATAGATGCTTGTTTACAGTCAAGTTAGTACTAATAAGATAGTATGCTTCAAGTTCTTTCTTACCCTTGACTGCACTGATCCAATGAGTAATCATATACGGAACAAACTTTTTTCTTTGTTCCTCGGTAAGAGAACTGTAGTAGTCATAATTTTTACGATCTATGTTTTCAATAGACTGAAACAAATCAAACTCTACGCGCTCAAATCGCTCTTCTGATGTCTTTTTACTTGTCATTAAACTCAACTAATTTTATAACTGCTTCAGGAAAAGTATCAATCATTACATCCTTCATAATCTGCAATACTTCATCGCACCCTGTTTTACCATGTAGTGCTTCCCAGAACCGATCATAACCTTCAGTAAATGTAATTTCAAATTTGTATGTTTTCATGTTAAAAAGCCTGACTGTAATCCACAACTTCGCAATTCTTACTTACTTCTTTGACCATGTAAATACATCTTGGTTTTTCTTCAGCGTCTATTGGAACACATAGAAATTGCCCGTTTCTTAGTCTAGGTGCATACCATGTAACATCATGGTAGACATCCACTATTTCAATATCCAAGAATGATGGACGAAAACCACTGAGTGGATTAAACTCAAATGACTTAAAACCACGATCATTGATACTGGTTAAAGGAACTATTTCCAAATCTCCAAAGTCTGGCTCGCCAATCAGTATCTGCCAATCCAGTGGCATTTTGATTGTTTGATTACCAACTCGTAATACCAGCGCCGGACTATTGAAGCTTTCCAAAAAAATAAGAGGAATGTAATGATAGTCAACTGACTGAGGATTTGAGTTATCCATGATGGCAAATCTTAGATCGTCTACCTCTTCAGGTAGATTTTCCAAATTGTATGCTGAATTTTCCAGTGTTAATATTTTCATATGCTTAATATAACATCAATACTCTAACTTTTCAAGAGTATACGGATAATTCTGCTCACGGTAAAACTCTTTACGCTTTGTTAAATGTCGTTTAGCAAATCTACATGTGCTAGTCACATCCCATATTTGAACGAAATCTTTATCTTCTGCTTTACGAATACCTCGTCCAATAGATTGAACAACTCTAACAAAGCTTTTTCCGGGCTCCAAAAGAACCAAATTGAATATTCTGGGTATGTTGATACCCACGGCAGCAACACCGTATGTCGCTACGATAATCTTGTCATTACTGATCGCGACTTCATCATACTCTTCTTTGCGTTCTTTTAGCTTTGTCTTGCCGCGAATGAACACGCTATTTGGTAGTCTATTGACCAACTCTTCTCCAGCAGCAACCCGATCAACCAGAATCAATGTATTTCCAGTTTCAACAATGTTGAGTACTAGCTTGGAAATAGTATCAAGGCGAGTTTTGTCTGACAACAAATGACTCAACTCACTCTGATAATCTCTGAACTCGGCGTGATCTTGCATTTGTACAATGTTGACATGACACTGAGATAGTACGCCAGCTTCCTGTAACTCACTTGCCTTTAGCTTATTGATTACTGGACCAATACAAGTAAACAATGCTTGGCTAGCAAACAAATCTTTTGGAATAGTGCCGGTAAGACCCCACCGAATAGGAATGCTGGACATTATTCCACTTAATAGTGTCTTAAGTGCATCGGATTTTACGGAGTGTGCTTCGTCTACCATTACGCAAACTACTCCCTCTATGAACTCATAAATAGTAATGTCAGTCTCACCCTCTTTGGTATTCTTAAGTAAGTTGTTCAAGCTTTGCCAAGTACAAATAGTATGCTTGTGTCCGTGCTCTTTTCTGTCTCCAAAATAGACTCCAACATCTAGTCCTAGATTTCTGTAATCTGCCTCTGTCTGAGTTACCAGTGATTTGTTTGGAACAATAACTATGGTTCTTCCAACTGATTCGCAGCAGTAACTTAGTGCGGCAGTGATTATGGTGTTATGCGTGACAACGTAGTTATCAGTGACATAAAGATGTTCTGGATCATCTATGTATATACATCTAACTGGCTCTGTGGATATCTTGACAATATCAGTTATTTTCAACTTCAGCGAATCTTGATATTGATAATCAGAGGAAGCTTTATCGATCTTTCGTTGAAGACTTGATAACTCTCTAGGACGAGGGAATCTAACACTAACAACAAAGCATTTCTTTCCGAGTCTTCTCTCTTCATTATACGTATAGTAGTTAGAAGTCTTCTCTTTTATTCTTGCTAGTCCACCAACACTCCAAATCATTTCTTGAAAGTCTTTGGCTAAAGATTCACTAGTGCTACAAAAAGTTATGCAGCCATTTCGCCCAATATGACCGTCAGAGTCTATAAGTCCGCGAATAAGTTCCATTCTCTGATTCAGTGACCCCGAGAAAAACTCGCGAGGAATGAACTTTTCGTGAGAAAGCTTATTGTTCAGCCCAAGATTGATAATTGTCTGAACATAATGGTGACTTGATGTTGATTGTTCATTCTTTATAAACCCACCATTAGAAGAACGACGCAAGGTCTTGAAATGTTCTCTGAGTGCATTCTTCTGAGTTATCATATTCGTGAAGACTATTGAGTATTCATATTCTGATAGACGCTTGATCTTATAGCCAGGCATAAGCTTCGATTCAATCTTAGGTACTAGTTCCAAATCAGCCGTGGAAAAAGAAAGTCTACCGTGTCTAAATGAACCGTCTCCAAGCAAAAAACCAAGTAACCAGGGATCCATTGGCAACTCTCTGTCAATAGTATCTTGCTCCATCGTGATCAATGGTAATCCTATTGCTCGTTTAGTATTTTCTTTCAACTCAATGAGTTCTTTTGTTGTTATATGTCTCCAGGGACCTCCACGTTTAGAACCTGAACGCCAACCAATGTTATGAACTTTCCAAATATGATCTTCGCACGCTCTCGCAGTTCTTCCATCAGCAAACTTTAGTTCATAAACATCCTTTGTTCCTGGTTCATATATCTTCAAAATATTTGCAGATTTTCCGGATGGAGTTGTGACTCTATCACCAACATTCAGCGAGCCCATTTCTACCCATCCATTTGAAGTTAGAACTTTACTTGAATATGGCTGACACTTGCCCGCACCAGTAGCAACTTCTTGTATGCTTTGTGGGTTGACTAAGAAGTTGTTGATGATCTCAACTTGATAATCTCTGAGTACAATCGGCTGACCAGCAATTGGATGACCAGTGGGCCAAGTTTTGTGACTGAACGATTGATCAGTGATAGTGTTAAACTCAAAATGAGTACGATACTGTCTCGTATCTTCTAGTTCAATGTCATACCCAGACTCTTCTAAAACAGGAATTATTTCGTCCAGCAGATTAATGTATGTGCTACCCCCTAACTGAAAGTATGAGATCTTTCCGTTCCATCTTCCTAGACGCACACTGGGCAGATACTTTGCACCTGGAATTTCGTACTCAAATTTTTTGACCAATGCTCGTCTGGTGTCTAAGTCTAACCCTTCAAACTTTACATTTACTTCGTCTCGTATGATTAGTTTACAGTTTTTCATCAGTAGAATTATACTTATCAACCGTGTAGTGTGTCAAGTATTATTAGACCTAAAAAAAGGACCCCGAAGAGTCCTTTGTTGATTCTAGAACAGTGCTCAAGCCTTGATGCAAGTCTCACGAGCAAGCATTTTCCAGTCGTTGGAGTCAATGCGAAACAGATCGGCAATCTTGAGCGACATACGGAGACTAATTTCGCGCATCTTGGAACGGTTCTCCCACATGAAGTCCAGAATTTCCTCAGCTTCGTTACCCTGAAAATCGTAGCTAGAGAACAGACCACCAACCGTATCTTTACTGGCATCCTCGTGAACCTGCTTGACGCGAAGCATCTTATCACGCTCAGTGTTGATGGTCAGATCCAGATAGTGACAACGAGATTGAAGTGCTTCCAAATGAGCCGCGATCTTCTTAGAACGACGGTCGCTAAAATCCAAGTTGGTCACGAAGATACAAGAACCGTTGAACTCAAAGTCAGTGGGAATGCCTTCCTTACGCAGATAAGAACTGTCACTGTTCCACCAAATGCGACGACGCTTGCCACTGTCAAGTGCAGCCTTCAGAATGTTAAGTGCATCCTGATCGTCCCACACATCGCAATCGTCAAAGACCAACACTGACTTGGAATCACTGTACTTATACAGCAGTGCATACAGACCGATAGCAGTGATCGCACCCTTGACAATCTCAAAACGAGTGCGCTTGCCAGCCAGCTTATCAAACAAGCTTGCCTTTTCCAGTTGAGTTTCAATACCGAACGACTTGCCAACACCAGGAGGGCCAGTCACGATCATGGCACGGCACTCACCGTTGATCGTAGCCTTGGTCATGGTGTCCAGAATGCGAAAGCGACGACGAATCCGATCCATTGCCTGCTCGTCAGTCTCATTGGATTCAGCCGCGACCGCAGGAGAGAATGCTACCACTTGAGCGGGTGCGGCAGCGTTGACAACCATCTCTACATCAGACATACTGGCAATTTCAATATAAACCTGCTTGGAATCACCAGGCAGTTGACCGTCATTTTTGACTTGAATGCGACCAGTCATGGCATCCAGCGGACGAGCCAGCGTAAACATCATATTCTCCACTGCAAAATTCATCTTACGATACACACCACGCTTAACAAGAATCTTAGCCATTTGTGTTAACTCCAGTTGTTTACTGACTATGAATACAGTATATCAAAGAACCGATTTATTGTCAAATCGCACGAAACTCACGCAAGCATTCCAGATCGTCTTCGGTCAGCGGGCTTTCGGTGAATTCCACATCCCAGCCTTCCATTTGAAGACGATCAATCTCGCTAAGAACACGAAGAGTAGCGGATTCAAACGAGGGTGCCACATCGCGACCAGGAATACGCCAGCCGTAGGGAGTCAGATTGCTTTCGCAGATGAAATCGCCGTTAGGCTTGGTGGCAGTGTAGGACAAATATTTCATTTCGTTCGCTCCTGTTTTCTAACTTGAATACAGTATAACAGAGTTCCGAATTACTGTCAAACTAGCCGTGACTTGATTTCCATGTAAAATTGATGATACTTTGCCATACGAGAAATATCTTTTTCTGACACACCCTTAAGACGACGGATATCAGTGTTGTGTCTGAGATCAGACATCTTTACACGCATGGCATCCTCATTAGCAAAAACACCTTCCTTGTATTCTTCGTAGGTCTGACCAGGAACCTTTGTCAGAGCCTTGATGCCTGCAATAACCCGTTCACTGATACCAGCATCACGGAGATCCTTGTATGTTACTGAGGTGTCCTCCACAACATCATGTCCGAGTGCCATGCACATCAACTCTTCATCCTCAGTCTTGAGGTAATGCATTACCTTTAGTGGGTGAAGAATATATGGATTGCCACCCTTGTCAAATTGACCAGCATGAGCATTGGTGACGATGACTAACATCTTACCAAGCATTTCACCCTTCTTCATATCTGACCCCTTCTTTACTGTATTTGTAGTATATAATAGGTCCGATTTATTGTCAAATTCAGACAAAAATCTTAACACGATTAAGCTGAGTCTTACCATCAGCGTGATGCGCTTTGACAGTGCCCTGACCAGCAACTTTAGATCCGACCGCAGCCGAAGTTTTCTGACTGTAGAAGATTACTTGATCCTGATTCGTAATCAGAGTGGTAAAGTAGCAATTCCACTGCTGGCTGTAGACCTGACGAAGTACCTCGCCAGCAAAGCTAATCTTATCGTCAATCTGACCAATATGGCCACCGCGCGCATCACTTATACGATCATCCACGGACTGTTTTGCCGTTGCACGTTCATATCCAATTGGCAAGTAAGCCACTGTGCCAAGATCACGATCACTGATAGTATCGCCATTGGCCAGGGCCAGTGATTTAGTGTCAAATTCGTTCAGGACCTTGCCAGCAAGAATCTTAAACATCAAACCCTTGTAGTGAGTACGAATGTTAGATGCCAGAGCACGATCCTCTTCCGTGATCATAGAAGAATCTCCAAGAGCGCGGACCATGAAATCACGGTTGCTGATCACGGGAAAAGTCTCACCCTGATCATTGACAGAAACAGTGCCTGCATTGATGTACTGACCAGCACAAAGTCTGAATGCGGTCGCAGCAGCGGCAAAAACCGTGTCAGTGTCATACATCTTGGGTTGTGCGCGAACTGAGCGAGAGCGCCGAGCGGGCTGATCTGCTTCATCTTGCTGATTGAGACGCTTGACTTCCAGAGTAGACATATTGGATACATCAACGAAACCACTCATTTTTACTCTCCTTTAGATAGACAAATATTATCAATCGTGATAAATGACCATGTGATCAACGCCAGGCACAACACCAACTGGCCTATAAATTCGCTGCTCACCGTCCCAACCATCTTCATCAAACAGAACATCATGCTCACCGACAACAGTGAACCGAACTTCCTTGCCAGTGTGATGACTCACAACAAAGAACTCTCTGGGCATGCCGAAGTACTCAGATGTCAATTTGAGAACCCGACGGTTTTTGTCATACTCGCAATACTTGAGCGAGACGGTGGGAATCTTGGGCTGCTTGTCAGGAACATAACGACCTTGACCTGCGATCACATTACGAGCATAGGTACCAAACATTTCTGACTCCTCATTAAGACTGGGCAGTGGATAATGTTGCTGTTCCCACTCTGCTGAAACAGAACGAAAATTACTCAACACGATCTGCAACTCCTTTTGACTATGAATACAGTATATCAGGGTTTGGATTTATTGTCAACTGTTAGGCTTTTACCTTCTTCCAGCACTTGGCCACTTCTTCCCAGCAACCGTGGCTCAAACCAAAGCCCCAACTGTAGGGACCATATTGACAGATGGCTTCAACCTTGAGCACATCGCGGCCTTCGCCGTAGCAGAAGCAATGATCGCCGATCTTGAGACCGGGCAACTTTTCAACCTCAAAGGTCAACTTGCCGAATTCCTCTTCCAACTTGAGAAATTCAGTCTTGAGAAACTTGGTGATCTCTCGCTTGTTTTGAAACACAAAAGACGCTTGGAGATTGCCACGCACACGACCTACGAACTTGAACACTGGGTTTGTCATTGCTTGCTACTGTTTTCTAACTTGAATACAGTATAACAAAGAACCGAATTACTGTCAAATCGCGGCATCTTCCATACCCGATACGCGAAGACGAACAATATGCCCTAGCATAAAGTTTTTAGACTCCAGTCCCTTCATAATTCCAAGATAACGATTTCGTAGCAGAGAAACCTCGCCGATTAACAACTCCATGTTGATTACCTCGGTCTCTCCGTCTACATACTTTTCTGCATCACGACTGGTTAACGCTCGTTGATACCCCTCTAGATACTTTTTGAAGAACTTGCTTTTGGTTTTCTTTAGCTCTAAATTAAGATAGTTCAACACAGCCTCAATAAGTTGAAGCTGTTGAAATCTGTAATCAGTGATACCTGGTAAAGCCGCAAGATTTTTTTCTATATTTCCCTTTACGCTAACTTCATGTCGCGCATCTTCTAACTCTTTTTCATAGTGTGAAATAAAATCTGGCAATATTGCCAGATTTTGCGTCAGTTTAGCGTACCAATTCATTTAATTATTCAGAATAATCATCTTGATCATCAAAATTCAATTCGTCATATTCTTCGTCTGTTTCATAATCATCAGTGGTATCCTCGCTATAAAACTTTACTGCTTCCATGATATCACTGTCTCCATCAAATTCGTGACGAATATCTTCTAAATCGTAATCGTGTTCCATAAGAATGATGATCAGATTATCTGCCAATTGTGATCTGTCTTCTGGGTTGACATAATCACTCATTAAATTCCAAACATCAGAGATTGCTGTTAGTGTTGATTTATTCATTGATTGCTTCCTCTACAATTTCAGTATTAGTGACTTTAGTTTCAAATTCCTTCATTACCAAATCCATAATTCCATTTTCGTTTCTATTCCACTCTTTTCTGAAATACTTATGAATTTCTCCATTATTATCAGTATAAGCGTAGCGATTGCCTTCTTTTTTAATTAACTGTCTTTTTTCAATCAAGTCAAAAAATCCGCTATATGGATTCATCCCCGTTTCGTAGGGAATCTGAATTTGAATGTCTTCAAACGGTTTAGCGTATCTGGTTTTCATGATCTTGCATCCAGCACGAATACCCAATACATCAGTGACCTTGTTTCCTTCTTCATCTTCTTTTAATTTCAATTTCTTCATTGCGACCAAAATAGATGATGCATACACAAATCCTTGTCCGCCGCTGACTACTGGGTCTGGATTATATGGGTCTTGGCTAGCATAAGAATGATTGGTAGCCACTAATCCGATGTTTAGTGAACCGAACATGTTGACACAGTTTCTGACCAAAGACATTAGAGCTTTTGGTTTTCTACCTAAATCCCCGCGCATGTCGCCACTTTCAAACTGATTCACATCGGTGGGAGTAAGCAACATGCCCAAACTATCAATTACAAACAAAACCTTTGGACGCTCGCTTTCCGCGAGTGCTTTATAGCTTTTTACGAATTCGGTAATTGTCTTGGCAACATCATCAATCATGCTCATTGATAGACGAAGTAGTTTGTTCTCGTTAGTGTCTACTCCTAGATTTTTCAACCAACTTTCGTCAAGTGCATTTTCGCTGTCAATCAAAATTACATAAATGCCCTGTTCTTGAGCATTCTTTACTATGTTACCAGAACAAATGTACGATTTGCCCGCCCCACTTTCTCCAGCAAATACCGTTACCTTTCCTAGCGGGATTCCTTTTTTGAAATCCCCAGATATCAAATAATTCAGTGCGTAATTTCCAGTGCTGATCCAGTCAGTTGGATCATTGAATCCAATGCTAAGTCCGTCAATAGACTTAGTTATTTCTTTTCTGAAACGACTAATATCAAATGGCTTTGTCATAATTATCTTCCGTTCACTATTTGCTTGTTAGTATAAATGCTGAACGATTGTTTGTCTAATAATTCTGGACAACTATTTGCCATTTCTTCAAATTCATAATCGTTTGGATAATGGCGTAATACACCACGAGCACGATCACGCACAATACTTGGAACACGAGGTGTTTTTCCCGGGTCACATAATTCTTCTAATAGCTTCTTTCCCTGCTTTAGGGAACGAAACCTTTCATCTGGTAAAGTCATTTTTATTCTCCAAATAATAGAAACAAGCACTCAGTATGAGTGCTTGTGTGCTTACTGATTTAAGCTGCCTTGTTTTGACGACTGCGAATTAGTGCCAAAATATCTTGTGCCTTTTCGCTGGTTTGTTTAGCTGGAACTTTTACTTCAGTTGTAGCAGTCTCTTCCCAAGGAGGAGTATCATCTGAAGTTGGCTTTACAACTGACTTTGAAGATACAGCAACAGAAACTGGCTTAGACTTAGTTGTACTAACTGTTTCATCATAGTCTGCTGCTTCAGCATCTTCTGAAGAACCACTAGATTGTAGTCCCCATGGCTTGTAATACGCTGCCCACTTGTCTGGGTCATACATACGACCATCAACAGATGCTTCAAACA